TTGCCAGTGGAAGGACTCGTGTACTGAAACGGTACGAATGTAATCTTACGTTGGATACTGAAAGAGACGTAAGAGATAACATTAAGAACATTCTAGATACAATGCCTAATGCTTCTTTCTTCTGGTCTTCTGGTGAATATAAACTTTTGGACAAGTACCCATTGGTGTGGGATATAGCTGTACAGTATGAAATTGGAGATATCGTTCAATATGACTCAGGCACTGATATTGATCTCTGGAGAGCCAAGACTCAAAATACCGGAGTCACTCCTGTTGCTGGTGTGGACTGGGAGAACGGTCCAGACGAGAACCTGGTCGCTGCCTATATTACAGATGATGATATACTGCTAGACAGTGACGTTGCAGTCGGTTGGCCCACGCTGTCTTCCAGATATAATCATTGCGAAGTGTCATTTTTGAATGAGAGTAAAGACTTTGAAAAGAGCACGGTCGATTGGCCGCCCAAGTATACTGGATCGGTATACAGTACGTATCTTTCAGAAGATAATGGTATCACACTGGATATTACCGAGGACGGTGTTGGTGTAACAAATGAGCACCACGCAAGAGCTTTGGCCGAAGAGACCGTTAGAAAGTCTAGACATAATAATCTCTTAACGTTATCTGTAAGCGCAGAACTAGTATATCTTGAACCTGGTGATCATGTAAATCTCTCCAGTGCTGAATTACAGATTCCTTATGAATTGTTTAAAGTGCTTTCCGTAGAAGGCACCAACGCTGACAATTTAGAGTTACAGCTGGAGAAGTATGATGCCAGAACCTTGGCTTGGAACGCTCCAGATGATGAAGTCATAGTTCCCAGAAATGTATACAATGGTCCTGTTCCTCAAGTCACTGGATTGGCTTTTGCAACATTGTATTCTGAAATAGGTATTGCAGGGATACTTACTTGGAATCCGGTAATCCTGAACAATTTGCAACGCTATGATATCTACTACGCAAATGAAACTGCACTTGGTGTAACCATTCTTACTGAGTGGTTCCATATAGGGTCTTCTGTTACTAACAGATTCTCTGTACCAGCTTTGGATGTGTTTGAATTAAACAACAACTACGTCTTAACTGTAGTACCGCGTACTGTGGGCGGCGTCATAGCACCGCAAGAAAACTGGGCTTTGAATTCCTCTTGGCCTTTGATAGATTTTCAAGCCATCCCAATACCTTCTTTACAGAATTCAGTAGTCACACTTCAAATATTTGTGTATGCCAAGGTAGACAGAGTGGACGAACAGATTCCTCTAGGCGGTTTCTATGATTTTGAAAATGCGGTCACAACACCACCTGCTGGATTCTATGCTTCTAGTGCAGAAGCCTTATTGGCCAGTGGAGATCCCACCGATCCTGGGGACTTATATTTTTCAACCACGCTCTCGATTCTGAACTATCCACATGTGAATACTGATCCATTGGTTTGGGACAATCTACAACTGTTCAACCCAGAGAGAAATGTAAAGAACGTAACGGTATTTCATAGAAGACCTTCTGCGGGTGCTGTACCGTCTGTCCCCACTGGTGGTACATTTGACTTCACTACAGACACTCCCACAGTGCCCACAGGTAACGTCACATGGTACTTAGAAGATGACTTGCCAGATGGTATTGGCATTGTATATCAAACATCAACGCTATTTTCCAGAATGGGTAACTATGGACTGAACACGAATACGCCCACTTGGTCGCTTCCGATATTGACAAATGCAACCGGCGCTCAAAGAACAAAGCTAACATTGTATCAATGGGCCTCGACTCCTCCCACGTTGGCTGCAGGCGCCCAAACCACGTATGACTGGTTGGATGGCAGTCACAGTAATCCGGTAAACTTAGGTAGCTGGTCTCTAATACTGTTGACCAATCCCGGTGGTGTTGGAGTGAAGCTTTGGCTTGCTGAGCTCAATATAGAATCTCCACCAACAGCACTAACACACTTGGCAGACTGGGACGGTGGTAGCGCCTCAATATACACCACAGATGCAGGTAATGTTCCTGGCGGTAAAGGCACCGAAGTGGCCATATATAAATGGGAATCATCAACGCCTTCTGCACCTGTAACCGATAGTACCTATACGTGGGCCACAAGTATACTGTCAGTGATACCCGCCACATGGTTCGTTGAGCCTCAGACTCCGGCCACAGGACAGACATTATATAAGATCACTGTGAAGCTTCAAGAAGAGGTTTCAGTGGCCACCTCTACGGTATTTTGGAGCAATTACAGCATACTTGCTGTGGGTTCTGCCGGAGAGACCGGTGCAGGCGGATCAACGGGTACTTCAGGGTTGAGTGCCAGAAGATGTTACTCAAAAGAGTCCACAGGTTTCAACCCCACAGGCGGTGCCGTTGTTGAGACCGGAGATGTATTACCTGATGCTGTCCCACCACCTCCTTGGAGCAGTACAGGCACTTGGTCATATTCTTCTAATTTTACATTGGCAAGTAACGAAGCAATATTTCAGTCAGATGGTTTCTACGATCCTGCTGCAAATCAAGTCACTTGGCAAGTACCTTATATATCTTCATTTAAAGTGGGTGCTCTGTCTGCTATTTCAGTCAACACAGGCGCGCTGTCCGTAAATGACACTTTAACAATGGCACTGGGGGCTGTTCTTAAGAGCGCTGGCGTAACTTCCGTTAGTGAGCTGGATGGAGACGGATACTGGCTAAGCGCCATAACAGGTGATGCAGAATTCAGGATAGGCAATTCCACAAAGTATATTAAATATGACGGTGGTGAAATTACACTGGTCAATACTGCTCTGAGATTGAATGAAGATGGTTTACGTGTGGGTGTTGACACAGGCCAACGAATCGAAATCAGCAGCGCCACCAATGAAGTCATAGGGTATGGCCTGGACAATGTTGAGAATTTTAGATTGGGACACGATACTGGAGTAGGAACAATATTTTCAGTGGGAAGAACTGATCATGCCAATATAATTGCCATACATGCAGAAGCCGATGGTACTCTCGGTGTGGCAGTGGAAGGTATTTCCTCAGGTGCTGCTGCTGGTGGTTACTTCACAAACGATTCCGCTACAGGAGTGGGATTGAGTGCAGAGAATACAAATCTCGATGGTGGTACGGCGGCATTCATGGAAACTCAAGATTCTGATGAGAGTTATGCCTTGAATCTGACTGTTGCGAATTCTGGTTCTGGCGGTGGCGTGCCTTTGCGTTTAGCACCCAATGTAAATGATGGACCTCCTGTGGGTACCTATCTCAATGGCTCCATAGCTCCTGATATGAATGGAGAACTCTGGTATCTCAAAGGTGGCCCGACCCAATCCAATCCAGTATGGTCCAAAATACCGTCGGGAGCCAGAAGTGTCGGTCAGTTTGAATTGAAATCTGCGCTGGCATATCAAAGCTTGAATGTCAAAAGTGACGACTCCAGTTCATTGTTGGTGACAGGTGGAACTTGGACATTGAATGTATACTCTAGTGGTTACGATGATGACAATTGGTCCAGAAAGATAAGCAGGAACCCATATGAGCTGTCATATCGTTGGAGGAACTCGGGTGGCGGAACGCGGACTTTCCTACTGTTAAGTAGATACATTCAAGCATCTCCACCTTACAATCTAGGTGACGGTGATGTACCTTTGTTTATATATTTCTTGATAGACAATTCCACAAAGAAGATACAAGGACATTCAATAGCTACAGACCCTCATTGGGCATATCACGGTCCCACAAATATCGCGACTGCTGCCATCAAATCGGATACACTGGGTAAGTTGAGAATGCCTACTTGGAAGGCCGAAGGGAAAGACCCTGTTGAAGCGATTAAAAGCGGTTCTAGTAAGAAGATCAGGGACATGGTAAAGAGTATAAGTGAAAGTCGTTATGAGATGGTGGACGCTACTCATAAATTAAAGAATTCTGATATGAACATTGTGCCTCATCCATTTCAAGGAGAAAATTTGGAAGGCAAATCCGTGTTGCTCCTGGATCCTGTTTCTGACGTGACACTTGAGTTGGCTGAATACTTACATGCCATAAATGACACAACAGATTTTAACTCTGAGACCGACCCCTTGAATCTATTCAAGAAAGGCTACCTTAAGTTCGGCAATGAAGAGTTAAATAGAAAAGGTCCAAGAGCGTGCAAGATCGTGTCAGTAAATTGGACCAAGACTGCTCAGTGAGAGATACTTTGACGTTCCCGAAGCTCCGGTCCCAGGCGAGTGGCCTCCAGGTTCGTCCATAGCGAGACGATCTCGGGGTCGCCGTTATGGGAGTGTGGCTCAAAAAACGGCAGCAGAGAGAGCCGCTCAGGAGCACTCAGAAAACTCC